AGTTAGCACACATTATTTTCATAACGGCCAGCTAGGTCAATATAGGATCAAGACACCTATATTCACGCAAGAACAGAATGCATTAATCTATGCCCATAAATCTTGCCAGGACATCTAAGAAAACATTTTTTGGCTCATAATCAGATTTGAGAGCCTCATCCAAGATACTAATATCGTATCCTCTGAATGACAGGAGAACCTTTAATTCAATTGGTTCAACCTTCTTAGATTTCTTGTAGAACACTCTTTCGACTTTCTTACTGAGAACAGGTTTGGTCGCAAATTCATCGATTAGAATTTCACCACCTGTGAGAAGTCGCTCCCATAATAATGGAGTAAATTTTTCCTCTTCGGTCTTATCTTTAAAGAACCGCTCAGACCAGTACGATTTTACAGGTTTAATATCAGCATCGAAAATAGCCTTTTTGGTGATAGCATTGTGGATTTTCAAATTTTGATAATCCGCTTTACCACCACGAACACTGCTTATTTTGTAAGGAAGCTCCTTACCTTCGACTGCACTCTTATAGAAAAGAGATGCAACTCTTATTTGCTGAGATGTAAATATTTTTCCACTCAATTCTGTGGTCATTAAACCTAACCCCCCTAAGCATTGGGGCATGTACCAACTTATTAATTTCGGGACTTTAGCTTTTAGATAAGGCGCCATTCGACGTATCCATATGTCGATTTGTTTTGAACTCTTTCCGATGCAAAAACTTTGCATTGTTTGAGAAAGAGATTCAATAGTTCGCTCTTGACCTCCTTTTGATAAATAAGGAGAGGCTAAAGAGAAATTAATAAAGTTAATATGTCTGAAAGAACCTTTGTGCAATAAAAATAATTCACTGTTCATCTGCAACCAATCAGGTGCAAAATAACATTTACCCGGTGAAGGGGTCATTCCGATGAAGTTGGCATATTTTGTCCATCTCAAACGTTCTTCATCAGTATAGCACATAACACAATCATCACCATTCACTTTAAGTGCAGCATTCATACGTCTTCTAGGCTTATCAAAAGCAAGAAGACAAATAGCTGCATTCGCGATACATAATATCGGAAAACTTAAAGGTGAACCCATTAGTTGACCATTTTGCTGGAGAACTAACTCGTCATCGTATCTCAACGTATGATCTGTTAATCCTCGCAATCCGAGATCCATTAATTCAGAAGGTATACCAGAACGGTTACATATCTGAACCCAAATAATCTCAGAAAGCCAGCGGACCAAATTGTCCGTGGCTGCCGAATAGTCACCTGATAACCATTTACCCAAGGGATTTGCCGTTGGCAACATCTTATTTAAAATTTCAGAAGTAATTGGCGTTCCTATTAATTCAAATATAGGATGTCTCTGTAAAGAGGACCAGAGCCATTTCTGAATTGGTTTGAAAAACCAATATGGGGTAGATGGACCTTTTGTGATTGTACGTACCTTAAGAGGTTCTCTTAAGTATACAGGTTCCGCGATAAAATTATTGTTCTTTAAATCAGAAACAATACTATCCACAGCATTGGGATAGGAGATAGCATAATGAGTTTGCACACCAAGTTTGGGATGATAAGACATACTTATCAATTCACCCACCTGAGGAACAAAATGTTCCCTTATCAGGTTCACGGCACCGCCGTGAAAACGACTAGTTTCTGGATCAGAATGTGCTCTAGTAGAAGGAAAGTCGGGACCACTTTTGTCCAATGTTTCTTTCCTCAGCACACGATCAAAAGACCCAGGCTTGAAAATTGCGTTTACAATAAATCGACATTGTTCTTCGATTTCAATCTGTAAACTAGCGTCTTCGATAGACGGCTCAGCATTTTCAGCTTCAACACCCCAGTCTGAACTAACGATAGTTTCAGGCCAGCCATCAGAATCATGATTTGATTCTTGCGTCATGGGAGTATCCATATATTTATCAAGGGTACTCAAGTGAGAAATAGCCTTTTTGGTATTACTCATAGCAATACGATGCTTACGATCGGCTTCATTAATTAAGTCCTCTGAGACTTGTGGGGATCCTTTTTTAAACATAAGAAAGGTTTGCGCCTTAGCAAAGGCCTGCTTTCTTCGTTTCCACTCTGAAGTGGGTTGGGTATGACGGGACTGTCTTCTAAAGAACTTTTGTAAGAACTTTGACAATCTCCCACCAAAAATTTTCGATGAGTCATACCAATTAGCACTATCTAGGTGCAAATCGTCTACTTCTTGGAGACGTACTATATCTTCACTGATATCAGTACACCATCCGAGAGAATTACCATAGAACCATTTGAACACTTTCTCAATAGCAATATTGGGAAACAAGCGTTCAAGCCTCTGGGTAACTTTGTTGACAACTTCCATAGGATCTTTGAAACCGTATGCATCACGTAAGCATAGGACGAAATGTTCTACATGACTACGTATGTAATCTGTTTTCTTAGATACTTGAACAGGTCGAGACTCGCTTTTTTGTCTCCATACCTGTTTAAGGGAAGTTTCCTTACCGGCAAGCTTATTCGAAAGAATAGGTTGACGTTTATTTGTCATTGATGAATAAGCTGTTATTAATCTGAAATGTATTCTAA